GCGTTTTGGTCATGTAGTGTTTCCACTAAATGGTGTGTGCGATTTAGAAATCATCGCCCAGTGAATTACATACCCATTTAGAAGAAGCACTTCGCCTTTAGGCTTTCCTCTGATAATCCATCCGTAGTTTCCTGCAGTTGCTGGATCTACGTTTGCCGCATCGGAGTAAGTTAAAGTCGTAGGTGTTCTTGCAGTAATTGTAAATTCTCTTGTGTAGTTATCGTGTGAAAATAAAATTACGTAGTCTGTAACATTGGGTAGCCACTGGTAGCTTCCGCCAAGAGTTGCAGTATTTGTAACTGGGTTTACTGTGGCTTCGCCAAGAAGTGTGGAAGAAACTATATCTACAGAAGCATTTTCAAATATAACTTGCTTGTAGTTACAACGAAGCCCGCCTGCTGGGAATCTACGCCACTCTTCAATTAGGCCTTGCACGTTCCAAAGCGCACCCGCGTCTCCCCAAATAGGAAGTGAGTCACCCCAATTAATATTATTTTTATAATTAATTGGCTTAAGGTCGCCTTTTACTCGGTTGTTATCATTACTAGAACGTATAGCTAGAGATAAATTTGTAGTGTTATCTGCAGAGACTAGGATTCTTGGAACCCACTTGCGGTAAAACTTTGATCCAAAATCTAGGAAGCAGGATTCATACAAGTGATTGATTACTTGTGTGTCCCAAAGATTTGCAGCTATTCCTAGTACTAATTTTGGATCAGTGAAAGTATTTATGTCGTGTCTGAAGATATACCCGCGTTTATCTGCGCGATATAAATACTTTCCGATTTGTAAAACTTGAGTTGGACTAAAAGAAGTTCCACCAAGCATTGTTGTGAAAGTTCCACCACGTTTTACTTCGTTTGGAGTAAATGGAAATCTAAGATCAAGTACAAATACTTTATCTGGTTCTTGTGCGCCGTCATCAATACTTACTGTCCAAAATACGCGCTGATTGCTTGGATCAAACGTACCACAAATTCTTTTTTTTCTTGTATCCGTAGACACAATTGATTTGTACGTTTCGTTTAAATGATCAGAAATATTTATAACCCTAAAGCCGTCAGTCCAATAAAAACCTTGCTCACCAGCCCAGAACATTCCTAGATGTGTTTGCACACATGATTGTTGAGATACGCAGCCTGCTTTATCGTCGATACGTCTAAGAAGCATTCCGCCCGAACCGTCGTCGGCGTAAAAATTATCTATTCGGTAAATATACTTTTCACAAAGTACTACAGGTCTATCGTAAATTGAAAATACGCCTTTAATCGGCTGCTCTGTCTGTGCTGAGAAAGTTGCTGGAACACTGTCTGGGTCCCCTGCTTTACTTTGTCTAACTTCCGTAGAAATAATTTCAGTACCTTCTTTAATGTGCGCCCAGTATCCGTAGTCATTCACACAGTGTACAAACTTTGCCTTGGGAGGGGTTGTATTGTCGGCTGCCCCACCAGTGGTATATAACTGCTCTGTGCTTGTGATTGCAGAATCAGGAGCTAAATCAGTAAAAGTAGGTGTTCCGAAAAGTACGTCGCCTAGAAGATAAAACACTTCTCCAGCACTTGTTGTTCTATAAATTTCAATTCGCCAATTTGCCGTGTCCCAATTTTCTGATCCAGGGTAAGTAGTAGGTAGAGTTACAGTGGTAGTATTTATCCCTGTTATCGCTCCGCCTACAACAGCAGTGGGATAATAAAATACAGGACCACGATCAAGGAAAGTAACAGTACCGACCTTGTATTCAAAAGATATGACAGCTGCATAGAGATATGACTCCCCCGCTCCAGTAGGGTTAGTAACAGAGAAGCCAGCGGGCAGAGAAGGTAACCCAGCATTATTGACGCGGTAAACTCCAGAATCATCAATACGCAATTTTTGAGGTGAGCAAAAAGAGTCCGAAGTGAAGAAAACATGATCCTGCCATTCTGCATCTACTATTACAGAATTGCTATCCCCCGCTGGTAAGAACGTGCCCGAAGTCGGGCCTAGAATTTCAGTCCAAGTACCTGCGTTGTCTCGGTAACCCCGCTTGTCTTGAAAAGGTATTAAATTACCTTTTATCTGAGTCATTTTATTTACACGAAAATTACCAAGTGGTAATTGATCGTTATAAACAATACTCCCCCAACGTGTGCGTGGTTTTTTGTTTGGAGTAATGAAAAGATTTTCCATTGTTTTTGCGCTACGAGGATCACCATCTATGAAGTAGTCAGTAATCCCTATTGAAAAATCTTGAACCTCTAAAGGTTGCGTGTTTAATGCACTCATACTCCGAAGTATACCTCTACGTTTTGTTGCGTATTTATATGAATGTAGAACTGTGTTGCTGAAAGTTTTTCAAACTTCGCGTAGATTACGTCTTTTGTAGTTGGGTCTTTAACCGTTACTACAAAATTATCAACTAATCCGCCGCCTGGTACAGTAACCGTGGCTCTGTAATATCCATTTGACTGATCAATGAAGCTTGCTGATAAAACAGTGAGTGTCGATGCAGTTAAGGAAATGGCAGAGATTTTTTCTCCATTTATTCCGTCGTGCGAATGCGAGTTTGAAAGGTCGATATTATCTTCAAGTGCTGGGAACCAAACGTCTCCGAAATCACCTGTTTCTGGTTTCTTGTAACCTTTTGAAAGAATAATCATGGTTTCTCCTCTACGAGTTCAAAGTGAGGAAGGTCTTTGAACTTTTCGTCTCTAAATTGTAAATCCCCATTCCAATCACCACCCCAACGTATTTTTATACCCAGGGTATTTGCCACTGCTAAAACATATCCAGCGAAATGATAAAATCTAGAGGTGTCCTTCCAATCAACTGGGAAGGGAACAACGTCTATAGCTTTAGATGGAAGTGAATTGTGTTTTGAATTTGGCCACGCAAGCTTTGAGTTACCAGTGCGAACGGCCTCGTCTTGCTCGTCTTTACCTCGGTGTCCGCAAGTAATTGTACAATCATAATTTTTAATAACTTCTAAGAATAATCTTTGAAGATCGGTGTGACAGGAAAGAAGTCTTTCTATTGATTTACCTGAAAATTTATTCATCCCCTGACTCCTCTATCCAGTAATCCGCTTCGTCTTTATCTATGCACATGAAATTACTCATGGCAGGGTTATTTTTTATTGAGATCGTTTGCTCTTTTTCGTCTGAAATTACTCTGTAGAGTACTAAATCTTTTCCGTCTACGAGCCAAATTTCATTCTTTCTTTTGCCGCTCACGTGTTGACATCCCAGGGTACTTATCATCAGTAGCAGGACCACTAGAGCCACCAAGCTTATTCTCAAGCTCTCTTTGGTCGTTCTTCTCCAGTGATTCATTCTTTGCATCCTTTATCTCTTGTACTTTCTGCATACGTGTAAAGTTCTTAATGGCCTCAACTATTGCGGCTAACGCCTCAAGTACTTTTAGGAGGCTCATTTTTTGCCTTTAATTCTTCGTAAGCTTCTTGCAACTTTTTAGTTTGCGGATTGATTCCAATTGTTGGAAGCCAGTGAAGTACTTTTAAAAATTTAGCAACAAACCCGCTTACTGTTTCGTCATCTGTTTTAGACGGCGTAAGTCTCACAACTACAGTTGCAGTTAATGATAAAACCATTCCAATAAGGGCGAACACCTGTACGAAATCAGGTATTTTTAAAAGAAGTTCCTGCATTACTAGCCTCCTAAGCTGGTTAAAAATGTGTTACATTCTGCGATTACTGCAGCTTTTTCTTGAGAAGAGAAGAAAGCGGATACATCAGCAGCTTGTAGCTTGCTAACAAACGTGTCGATATTTCCTGCCCACAAATGCTCTCTTAAAGAAGAGATCAGAGAATTTCCCATAAACGCATCAACTTGCTCAGTAGTTAACTGCTTACTGTCGTTGATAGAGGAAATTTTATCAATCATACCTTCACCAAAAGAACGCTTCTTTAATCGTAGCTGAGTTTTAGCTGTTGCTAAGATTTCAGCTGTGATGTCAGTAGTTGCTACTGTGTACTCAGCGGCAAATTTATAAAGCGTTACATCTCTACCTAAAATGGGCTCAACTATTGTTTCGATGGAGTTATTAATATTCTCCCCTTCGATTTGGATACGATCTTCAGAAACCCAGCGTTCAGGTTTACCCCAAACACCTGCGTTTTTTACTTTTTGAAACCATGCGGTTAGTTCTTGCTCGGAACCCCTTTGTGTTTCTACAGCAATACCATTTTTAGTGATTACCATTTTTTTCATAAATTATTTCCTTTTTGCTATACTTAAATAGTTAAGCGATGCACCGCCGCCATAAGTTGGTGAGGTGACCCCTGTGCTTACTTGTATTTGCACTGTGTCCCCCGATTTTAATGGTACTGAGTTAATTGCAAACGGTAAATATACGTTACCCGCAGCGGCGCCTTCACCTGGGTTAGCAGCTTGGTAAGTTGAAACTCCATTAATATATACACCCATAATCGTATAGGCACCGACAGATGTCGTTCCATTTACAGAAATGTGTGCGGCTATATCATAAAGACCCGACACTGGTGCTGTGAATGTACTTCCTGAGTATGCATTATGCGTGTCTTCAACTTTTGTAAGA